CGGGTTGTTTGTAAAACTTCCACGGGTACTTGCCGCGAATAGGGTTTTTCTCTGCCAACGCGTGCCACCAGTGGTCGCTGTCCATTGGGTTGGTAGACATCCACACACCGCGCCAAGGGCAACCGCCGTGGCGCTTTGTTGGGTAACGACCGACACGCGATGTCAGGCCATCGACTACCGCCTTTGGCAGTTCGCGTGCCTCGTCAATAAAGCCCCCGGTCAGTTCAAGTGACAACAGCTTGCGCACATCCTTGGGCTGGTCGAGCGCTAAAAAGATAACCTCGCAATCAAGGCCCGGCGTGTCATCACGCGGTGGCAACTTAATGTGGTGCGTGATAGGCGGCGACCAACGCATCTGCCCCCAGGTATTCTCCGGGAATATCTCTTGCCATGTCTTAATGGTCGTTGTGCGCAGTTCCGGGTAGCTGTTTCTGATTACTGCAAAACGCGTATATCTTACATTGTCCACAGGCGAAGGTGGTTGTTTTACAGCACGCAGCATCACCTCGGCCAGCGAGGCATAAGTCTTTCCAGAGCCTACTGGCCCAAGTAGACCCCGCACAAAAGAGTTGTCGTTTAAAAAATCCCATACGGTCGGGCTTTCGCTAAAATCAAGGTTAAGGCCATTCAGCGCCTCGGTGGTCGGTTGCTTAGTTCTGCGCCGCGACCTGTCAGTCGCCCTAGTCGCTCTCGCCATCAAAGTCTCCGGGTATATACGTTACTATCATCATGCCCTCTGTCACATCAGGGTCAGTCATGCGCTCATCAATATCCAACAGCACGCCCTTGCATTTAGAGCAAACAACTTGCTGTGTCTCAGCGTAGCACCGGCCACGCGTATCCTCGCCGCAATGGTCGCAGATAACATAATCAGAAAAAAACCGCACAAACTTGTTATGCGTCATCTGGTGTATCTTCGCCATCCTTTACCTCATACGTTGTGGTTTGCGGCCCGGTCACGTTGATGCCTATCATGCTAGGGCGTTGGTCATCACTGTTTGGCTCAAGCAAACCGCGATGCTTTGCAAGCAAGCGCAACGCCGACAGCTTGTCGTGCATCTCCACCTCGATGGTGTTGCCGTGCTGGTTCGGCGTTACCTTCACCTTTTTAATGCTACGCCGGGCGCGTTCTGGCAACTGATCGGATGGCGTAAGCTGCACCTGACCCATAGCATCCCAGCTAATTACGTCCGTAGCCTCGCCAGCCGCGATAGCCTCTAGCTCTTGTACAACCGCCTCGCGCCGGTCTGCGTCAGGGCTGGACAGCGCCGCGCGCTGTTGCCTAGTTGTCAGGGGCTTCTTGGACACAATTGCCCCCTGTCCAGGCGTACCCGGCAATGTCTACCCAACTATCCATGTGGTCGGGCGTCTCCATCAGCCGCGCCAGCTTCACCTGTACCATCATCATCGCAACCTGTTCTGCGGTGACCTCAGTGCCTAAAGTAATCGACCACTGCGCGGCTATGCGCTCATGGTTGATGTACACGCTACCGTAATTCTTGCCACGGTCGGCAACCGCGTTTTTCGCCTCGTCTAATATATCCACAATTCTCACCCTACTATCTCCAAGCCACATGTCTCGCATTTTAGGTCGCCGTGCATCTCTGTCTGGCACTTAGGGCATTGCCCGTTGGCCAGTAGCTTTTCCATAGACCCGTCACCGGCAGAATAAACCACCGGCACATATTCCGTCATAGGACAGCCGCAACGCTTGCACCGGCAATGCTCGGCGTCCTCCCATTTTATATCCACGCACCCGCAATCGGCGCAACGCATTTCCTCTTCATACATCTATACCAAGCTCCCTCAATGTTGGCGTTTCTACATTATCACTGTCCGGCTCTTCTGCGCAATAGCGGTGGCCGCACCAGTAGCATTCGCATAGTTCTGCGACTTCGTCATATAGCTGGTGATGGTCGGCTCCGCAGCTGGGGCAAATCATGCGTCAGATCCTGCAAAAATTTTGTGCGAGACCCCCCGTACAGTACCCGGCGGGGGCGGGGGGCAAGGGTCGCTTTTTTGCCGGGCCGCAGTTTTGCGCGCTGTACACAAGCAAATCAACCTTTGTTTTCCTGTACGTCAAAATAGCGCACTACGTCAGACAGTGCTGGCACACCAGCACGCCTCTCTAGCGCTTGGTCGCACACCGCAAGCGTAGCCGCACGCACATCGTCAGCCGATACGTCACGCAATGCCAGGCGCCGGGCGTGCGCTATCTCATTATCGTACAGCCTCACCTGTCCTGTCGCCTGTTGGACGGCGCGCAAGTAGGCGTGACAGAGTTCGCCAGCGTGCGTGTCTGTCTGTGGTTGTGCATCCCCCAGACCCCCTTTATCTTCTGTGGGATCATCATCTTGGTCTGCACGCACTTGTAACGCCTTGGCAGTGAGTATGTCCTCTTGCGATGGCAGGGCTTCGTCACCTCGCCACAGCACCTGATACCTGTTTGTTTTCCACCCGCTGATGCCTACCTGATAGTCTTTTGGGTTTAGCTGACGCACATACCCGCGTTGCTTCAACCCCTTTACAGCATCATACACCGTTCTGCGCTCCTCATAGCCGCACACATGCGTCAGTGTTTCCATGCTAGGGTAACATACCCCGGCACGGTTCACGAACGCACACAGCGCTCCTAGCACCCTTATCTCGCGTTCCTTCAGCTTACGGTCTGCAAAGGCACGCATTGGCATGACGCTGTACGGGCGCTTGTTTTCAGAAAGGGATTTCGTCATCTAACTTATCCTTCAATGTTGGTTTAACGTCACTCACCACTGCACCGGGAAACATGTCCTTCACTTCAGCAACAACCGGCGCTTGCTCTGACCACTTGGCCAGTATCACCGCCACCTCTTGTACACAATACACCAGCGCGTCTGGCATGTCCTCTTTGATGGGCTTCACAGCCTGTTCATCACGCGCTATCGCAACGACCTTGCCATCAGCATGCGCAGTCCACACATCCATGCCAATCTCTTTGCCGCCCAGCGCGATGGCTTCTTTCTCCAGCGCACCATACGCACGCAGTGTCACAGCCACATGATGTTCTACATCTACCGCCGCATCACGATGGATAGCATCGTTGAGTTTATCCATCTGTTGCCAGAACCTATCGCGCAATTCAGGCGACACAAGGTTGGGCAATCTCTCCACACCCCACCGGCGTTCATAATCAGACACAACCCTGTCATATTCTGTGAGGTAGTTTTGTATCTTTCGATAGGTTGCCTCACTCGTGACACTGCTGCCCATCATACGCCGCAATGTTGTCGTGTCAGGTTTCTTTATTCTTCTCTTTGCCATCCTATTCCCTTTCCGGCGTGCTGTGCGTGCGTGCGTGCGATAACCATAGGGATTATCGCACAACACCACGCGTGCGACTTCAGCGTGCGACCGTGCGATTTAAGGTTTTTACAGTCGCACGTTTCCTTATAAGTCTTTGTATTCCCACACATAGCTACCTTCTATCACAATCGCACGCTTTGTCTGTAACGCATCCCTTGCATCTCTGCGCCTAGAACGCGTGCTATCGGGTGTTTTCGCACGGTGTTTGTCGTGCCACGCCGTCACCGGCACGCGTTCCTGACCCAGTTCAACAGACAGATTACGCAGTGCTTGCAGGGCTATTTTCTGCGGCTCTGTCAGCTTCGCACTGCGCGGTTTCTTCTCCGGCATGTCAGCCTGTGTCATCACCACGCTCACGTCGTCTATCAGCGCGACCGGGGTCATCGTAAACGCTACGTCCGGCATTGGCTCTGCGTCCTTCTGCTTCTCTGTCGCCAGCGTCACTGTCTCTTCCAGCTTGCTCACCTTGATGCTTGTATCCACAGCCCCCAACAGCGCCGTAGACCCGCGCATACCTCTGGCCGCATCCTTGCCGCTGTGGTGAATGGCCACCACCGCACATTCGCAATGGCGCTTTACTATCTCACACGCATCCACAAACAGGCCCATGTCGGTTGCGCTGTTCTCATCACCGCCGAGTAGGGCGCGCGCTACAGTATCCACAAACACCGCGCTAAACTTTGTGTCGAGGTTATCAATGGTGCGCAGCAAGCGCTCCACATCCTCTGGTTCGCGGAACCTCACCGCTGTGGGTAGAACATAGAACGGCACATCCGCTGTTAGCTTGTGATGCGCTTGCCATGCCTTTATACGCTTACCCAGGCCGCCGACACCCTCGCCAGCAATGTACAGCACCGCGCCACGCTGCACCGGGTTGTTGTGCCATGCCTTGCCATATGCAACCGACAGCGCCATGTCTATCGCTAGGAACGACTTACCGGCGCCCGGCTCACCGTACAGCACGCTAAACCCATGCTTGGTTAGCAACCCATCCACCAGCCACTCCACCGGCGGCATGTTGCGCAGATAGTGTACATCATACACATCGAATACGTCTGGGCGCTCTTC